TTCTTGTCCCTGTCCGTAGGGTAGTCCTGGGATGTAAGTTGCTGCTTGTGTTGGTGACCCGTCAGTGCGCTGACTAAGACTTCCAGGACCAGATACTGGTGCTGGGTTATTAGGTTGTTGGTATCCACCTTTGCCTGCCATTTAATCCTCATCCTCTTCTGTTTCTTCTGTAGAAAATGTTTCATTATTATATTCTTGAGCGCATTGAATCATTCCATATGCGTTCCAAGGCGTCATAGCCTCGCTTACTTCTGTATGTAAATATCTTGTTCCCCCATAATCTGCCCACTCAGATATTAAAATCCAGTTGGCACAAATGAACTGTTCATTAGTTTCTTGTTCAATTAAGAAACGTAATGCATCTTCTACTTTTTCTTGAAATTTTTTACTCATGCGTATTGTGTCCTGACGACAACTGGCAACGCTGTATGGATATCCCATTTAGCAGCAATCTCAATTGCTGTAGTTACAGCGACTTCCGCATCTTCTGGTGAAAAAGGTAGACCTCCATGGCAATAACTCTCCATAACGCCAAGGGCAATGTCACCACCAGAGCCAGAGAAGTAAAGACCATTAACATCACGGTCCCAAGAATAATCTTCAAACACAGGGTAAATAACCCCACGAACAACAACAATGAATGATGAATCGTGTTCCGCAGCATCCCCGTCTTCTTTCATATCATAACCTGCATCAATAAATGCTTGACGCATTTTTGGAATAAACTTTTGAGTCATGAACTTATCTAAGTTCTCATTTACTGTTGGCTTAGGTGGTTTCCAACCAAACTGTAAAACATTAGAGCCACGACTAGACCCAGAACCAGCAATTAAGATTCCATTGTTTTCAATAATCTTATGAGTAGCAAGGTCCATAGGACGACCATTATCGTCAGATGAACGAGAGTCACATCCAATAACAGCCCAACCATCACCCTGTATTGCAGCAAGTGTTGTCATCGCCCCCTCCTTGCTTATCTACGTACGGATGTTCTTGCGCTTGCGCTTGCCTTACCGCCAGATGTTAATGACGCTAATAATGTTTGAATGTCTGGTCTACCTGCGCCAGGTTGTGGAGGAAGAGCGCCTCCTGCTGGTGCGGCGGGAGCAGGGGACATTTGCTCAACCTGAGGTGCACCAACAGGAGGTTGTTCTGGAGTGAAGACCTCGTTAATAGCGTCTTCAATACTTACACCCTTTTGACGTGCCTTGATTACATCTGCAATTTGTTTTACCAAACCAGTTGGGTCTTGTCCCTGTGTAATCATCTGAGGAATTGCTTGAGCAGTTGCCTGTAGTGCGCCAACTAAAGTGTTACGCATTTCTTCTACTTCAATTTTTTCTTGTTCCATTGTTACGTTAATTCCAAATGGAAGTTCACGCATTGCCATATCACGGCTAATTAACTTACCGCCAAGGGCTTGTAGCATAAAGATAAGTCCTTGTGCAGGGTTAAGTCCCGCCAACATTCCATAACGAACATCGGCTGAGTAATCCTTTTTAATATCCTTTGATGGTAGATACTCAAGGCTAAACGGTGAGCCTGCATCTACACCACGAATTGTCTTTTCGTAGTTAAAGAACATCTCATCAATCATGAAGCAAAGAGAAAGAACTTCCTTGAGAGAGGAAGCAAAGATTGCTTGAGCAGATTTAACTTGTGTATCAAAACCACCCATAAGCGCTTGAACGCCTTGTCCCGTGATGATTGATGCATCAATGTTTCCAGTACGTCCCTCTGGATAACGTGTTCCAGTACGAAGTTCTGCCTGTAGTATTGATTGTTCAGTAAATGCTCCAGGTGGAATATTAAGGTCCACACGGCGCACACCTGCTGGAGAGTTGGTGCGGATAATCGCATCTCCACCAAGTTGTAGTTCTTGCACATCGCTTGGAACAACGATTGGTGCCTGTACAGATTTCTCTGCTGCTTCCATCGCAAGTAATGCGAACCTGTTACGAAGCAGTTGGATACCTAATACATCATCAAATTGTCCACGCATTTCGCCATCTACTGATGGACGTTTTGCTACAACAACCATCATCTTGCCAATTGGATTAGGCGCAGATGATAGAACTAGGTTGTGACGTTCTGGCATATAAATTAAAGATTGGTCTTTATCGTAATAACGAACAATCTCAACTTGAGCATGCAAGTCTTGCTTGTATCCTCTTTCGCCAAGAAGTTGTCCTTCAAACTCTGGGAACTGTGCAACCAGTTCTGCGAGTGGAAGGGTATAGCGTTTAGCAAAGGCAATACAACGCCCATAGCGGTCAAACTCTGGGTAAGCCCCGATTGGACTTTCTATGCGTATGCGAGGTAAGCCCGCTTCTTCGTCTAATTCAATTATGAACGGGACGAAACCGAATGTAATGTACCAGTCTGCGCCTGTGTACATTTGGACCTGAAAATCAGAATGTATAAAATAGTTAGAAGCAATACGAGTTCTCTTATCAGCAAACTGACGTGCACGGTCACTGACTTGATTTGCTGCCGAACAGTTAACTGCTGGTAGTGGAGCCATAACTTCTGATAAGTCTTTGGCGACAATGTCAATAAAGTTAGCAACGACATTTGCATCTACACCTTCTGGAAAAAATTCAGGATAAACTTGAGAGATTTGTCCCTTGCGAACAGCAAGAACGTCTTGATGTCTGCGGTCACGGTCTGCTGCACGCATGCGTAAGGAATCAATCCGTGCTGCAATCTGGTCAATGCTTAAAGCCATTGTTTTTCCTATCCATAAGTTTCAGCCCACTGCTCTTGGAAGGCTTCGTCTAAATTAACAACGTATCTTTGTTCTCTTTGTGCTCTAGTTACCCAACGATTATTTGCAAATCTTGTTAGGTTACTTGTCTGTTGCATAAATTCTCTAGCACGAAGAACCGCAAACCATAAAGCCATAACACAGTCGGTCTTACCCCTTGTGTTTGCTTTCCAGGTTATTAGTTGTTGAACTAAAGCCTTAAGCCCCTCTGATTCCGTGGTTGATGGAAGTTCAATAATGTTATTGTTTTGAAACTTTCCATCTCGCATGGTGCCAAATAGTGTTGACATAGATGCCACACCGAAATTTGTGTCCCACTTATTTTTACCAGTAAAGTGTGCTTCTAGCCTTACGCCGTAGGTTGCGAGCCATTGGCGCAAGTCCTCATCTAATGAGTAAGCCTTCTGGTGAGCGTTGATTTCCACACGAAATTCTTGTGGCTTATATTTGCCAACAAGTTCTTCAATAGTGTTTCGAATTTTTTGAGGATTCGGTTCGCTCATGTTTATGCAATCAAGCACATAAATTTTGCCATCTGCTCTGTTGTAAGTTAAAACTACAAAAGCAGCATTACCTGCCATAGCAGGGTCAAAGCCAATTACTGTATAACCTTCAATAGCAGTCGGATGTCCCACCGCCCCTTGCTTCAAGGGACCACGTCTCCTAGTACCCTTGATACATGCTTGAATCAAGGCGGGCGGGAAGATGGAATCTTCTTCGACATCCTCCTGCTGATATACCAATGCCCAAGTTGATGGAGTTACTTCGCCTCTGCGCCGTTGTAAAGTTTTGCCATCCCACTTAGGAAACAAACCATTTTCATCTGGCGTTTCTTCATCGCCATCCCAAGGTGCATCAGACTTAGCCCAAAGCGTTACCCACTTATCAGGGTCTTCGTCATACTCTAAAACTGCTGGCATACCCATGTAGGTGAAAGGGCACTTACCCCCAGACCAATACTTAGGTTCACGTAACTCTCTATAAAAATCTGTAGCAGCAATTCGAGTGCCAACGATAAGAAGTTTTCCGTTCTTACCTAGACGGGTAATAACTTCTTTTTGTAGCCAGTCAATTTGCTTTTCGTACTCATGGGCGTTAGCCGTGGTAATACAGTCATCCAAAATGATAAGGTCAGCACGGGCACCGTAAATCTGTCCACCCATACCAAGTGCTTGGATGGTTGGGTCCTTTTCGGAAGAGTTTCTCGCATCACTCCCAAGATAGACAGTATCAACTCGCCAAGTGTCAGAGTCTGCTTTCCATCCACCTTCAGGTCCATAGGTTGTTTGTAACTTCAACCATCTTGGGTGGGAGAGACGTTGCTTGATTGCGTACACGAATTCTCGTGCTTTGAGTAAGGTCTTACTGACCACGATAATGCGGACATTGGGATTGAGAGCAATGCGATAAGTCGAGTAGTTGACGGTAATAACCGTACTCTTAGCATGCTCAGGTGGCACGTTAATTAGAAGACGAGATTGTTGTCCCTGCTCGTACTTCATAGAAGGGTGGAGCCAGGAAGGTTCCCTACCCTCTAGTAGGTCAATCCAATCTTGGTGATGTGGAAAAACCTTTTGGTCTAAAAAAATTTCGGAGAACTGGGGAAAGGAGATTTCATCCTTAGCAATTCCCAGCGCTTTCACAGATTTGTTTTTGGCGTCTTCTTTTGCCTCTGCTAGGTCGGCGGCAAATTTTTTGTCCCGAAGCATCCAAATTCTGACTGTGTCAGGTTTTTTGCCACAAAGTTCCATAGCCTTGTGGGGGCTATGCCCCTCAGCCACAAGGGCTAAAACTTTAGCCTTGGCATCAGCCATAGCCTCAGTTCTGGGGTTATTAACCCCTTTTTGAAAAGTCACAGAACTGTCCCATCTTCTATCTGTAATTGTTAATTACACAGTTTGTAACAGACAGTAGATACAGTCTGTAACAAAAGCCTTCGAGGCTTTTTAGTTAACTGGGCAGAAACCTGCCCCTATATAGTATTAATCCGTTCAACCAGCCATTCCGAACGGTGCAAAGGAATATATTTTTTTCCTTTGCCCAAAGCAGCCCAAAAATAGGTATAAATTAGGACATATAGTACTACTGTAACGGGTGCACTGTTGTACCAGAAAATAGTTTAGGTAGATACTACTACGCTATTAGAAGCATATTAAACAGTCTGGGGTCGATGAACGACCCACAGAACTGTTTAATGCTGCCGCTCTGTACTGTACAGACTGGAGCGCTACGGGCTACAGTCTTCACGGCGCTACCAGACAGCGCCCCAGAGCAGGCTAACTATTTTGTTCTATATAAAAAATAGTTTCAGCCTTGGCAGTGAGTCATGCAGGCTGTCTCAGGCATGCCGTGTCTAAAGCCACGCCCATGCTGTTGAGCCATCAGCATTTACTTTTTCTTGCTATGGCTCTGTCATTGTATCGGGCTTTTCCAGCCCGTCAAGCCTGCCTAATCCCAGCGCTCAGCCCGTCAGCGTTTCACGCAGCCGTGCTACTGGCTGTATAACTCTTGCTGAATTTTTGCAGGCAAAAATTACATCAAGACTTAAATTAGCCTTGTGCTTGACTGCCTGTAAAAGACCCGATGGCTGGAGCGAGCCACAGCCAGTGGTACTCACTACAAACAAAGGATAAAAAATGAAAAAAGATGAGTTCGTACCAAACGGTATCAACATCACCAACCAATGCTATAACTGCATGTTGATTGATGATGTATGTACCGACTGCCAAGACTCACGGGACGCCCGTGACACCAACAACGCTTGGCAGATTGTTGATGAGGGTAATCTTCAGTATCCTCATCCAATCTCAATCCAATCCGTTGAGCCTTCTGCCCACGATTGGATTGGTGCCTATACCCTCCAAGATGACGGAACCATACGAGAGGAGTTTCTAGAACAAACTACACTCCTCTCAGACCGCATCTTCGACCTTGATGTTGAGATTCCCCCTCGCTACACAATCTGTGTACAGTGCCACTATCAAGTCCATGTCCAAGTGGCTTGTCCAAATTGTGAGACAGTATCTAACTAACTAACAACGGGATTGCCCCCAGCACCCTGTGCCTTGGGGGCAACCCGCCCACAACAACTAAAGGAGACAGAAATGAACGCAGTAACAATCACAGGTAGCATCAAAAATGTACAACTTCGTGGCAAGTCAGAGCGTAAAGTTTTGACAGGCAACCTAGTGCAAACAGGAATCATTAATGAGTGGGGCAAGGTAGGTTGTATCGCAACTATGCCATTGGTATTCCTAGACGAGGAAGTAGCCAAGCAAGCGCAGGCGCTTCCAAAAGATGATAACGGTGCATCAGAAACAGTTAAGATTTCAGGACGAATCGTAACTCGTTTTGACCGCCGACCAGGTGTAGATAACGCAGAGCGTTATGCACCTTACACACAGATTGAGGTTCAATCAATCGCTTAACAAGTCAGGTGGGTGGGGGGCTTCGGCTCTCCACTCGCCTTTGTTTTTTTTCGGCGCCGCTGTAACTACAACGGAACCATACAAGTCCACATACAAATCAAAGGAGACAAAATGTTTACACTGTTAGATGTATCCAAAATACAAGAGCAACTGTATTCAGTAACATCATTACCATGTCCACATTGTTATACAACTGTTACATTAGAAATAACAGGTGCTCAACTTTGGCTCTATAATAATAACGCATCTATCCAAGATGTGCTACCAGATGTAGAGATACCAGTGCGTGAAAGATTTATGACTGGTATTTGTGGCGACTGTTGGAATAAACTATTCAATCCAGATGAGGAGGAAGTATGATGGTAATAACAGCACTAGATTTAGTGGCAATCACAATTGCTATGGCTAGTAGCATCACAGTAATGATTCTCTTTTGGCGCCAGAACATGGCACTACAACGGGATAATATAAATCTACGCCGACTGCTAAGAGTAGAGCGTGAGAAAAATGTTATTCGAAACTGATTACTACTACGACCCAGACGAAGCATACGAAAGACAACGGGAGGCTAAAGTGTATAAAGAAAGAACATGTTGCAAATGTGACGCAACAATTATGGTTAGAGAATTAGATGAAGGACCAGCCTTTTACTGCACACCATGTGCATGGTCAAAGGTTGGTTATACATATACCCCTGATTACACACCAGATATGGAGAGATACTTATGACTGATGACACTATGAAAATTCGTGCTAAAGCAGCAAATTATGCACAATCATTTCTTGCCAACAAATACTATGAAGAATACAAAGAATTATATGACGCATATCTAATTAATCGTGGCATAAATACACGCAGAGGTAAAGTCATGAAAGATGAAAGACTTATTAATAATGAGTCATGAACATCATTGGGAATGTAGTGTAGTTCCAGGATTACGATAGAGATACAGAAACATATACGGTTGTATACACGTATAAAAGATTAGGAGCAACAGCATGAGTGAACCAGCATGGCTAGATGGAGACGACACAGCCAGAGGTATTGACCCTATCTGTGATAACTGCGACAATAGACATGATGAAGATAGTAGTTGCGTAGATACGGAACCAGACAGGATGTGGGGAGATGAAGAATGAGTAGAGAATTTGATGATGTCTATACAACTAGGCAAAAATTAGACGAAGCAATTCAAGCACTTAATGAATGCAACGATATCTTAGATGAACTACTAGCAACAGGAAGGATATATCTTAATCATGTTTCCAATGACGCCTCTTGAATCATGGCTATTTATCATAGGCATGTTTACCCTGATTGGGTATGTAATTAAGAAGATGATATGAAGCGAGTGCTTGCAGTTATAACTGCGTGGTACTTAACATTCACTAGCATTTGGCATGTTCCAAGTGATGCATATGTCGTAGCCACAGCCGACAAAGTATGTGAGAACCCTACATATGCAAAGGTACTTTGGACCAAGGCTTTATCAAAAGCCTATGCCAAAATTCATATGGATTCCTTTTATCCAGAATGGAATTCATCTGAATATAAAGCGCTGCTTAAACTATGGGGTAAAGAATCAGGGTGGAATCACGAAGCACAGAACAAGAAAAGTTCAGCATTTGGTATTCCACAACTGTTGAAGTTAGACCCTAGTACCCCAGCCCCGCTGCAAATTGAGCGGG